GAGGTTAAGGAAATAATTAAAAACAAACAAACACAATGGAAAATAAAAAACTAATTTACGTTTACACCAGCACAGGTCAGCTAGTGAATAGCACACCTTTTATTGGTATTGAGAAAGCACTTGAATTTCTGGTGAAGAAAGCAGAAATAGAGTTCGATGTAACGGAGAAGGAGATAACTATTTGGAGGGATGCCATGATGGACAGATGCAGAACAAACGGCGACATTTATGCTGGCTACTACTTCCGACCTCGCCCAACAACGGTTTTCAAAACAGCGCAGAAGTTTAAAACGGTAAAGCATTATTAGTATGAAAAAACATAAACTAATTGAAGTATGGGAAGGATCTAGTGATACAACTATTGCAAGTTCAGACAACCTTGAAAGACTAACTGTTTTTGCTCAATGCATGAAAAACTTTTATCATGAAGAAGGAAAACACATCAAGCTAATAATTAAATCAACTGAAACAAAAGAAATATGAAAGCACCCGAAAGAATAATGCAAGGAGTAGTTAAAACGTGTTACATTTGGGAAAAGAATGAAAATACTTTTAACTTAATTCATGTCTCCTCATCAAAAAATTCATGCGTTAAAACAATTAGTGATATAATCGGTAAGAAAATTTCACAAGGGTCATTTCACAAGAAAGTAGATGCTATGATTTACTTTGAAAATAGATACATAGTAACAACAACACTTAGGTATCAATCAAAAGAAATGGTCAAAATTAAGTCAATAATTAAAGAGTATTCAAACCCGACCACAGGGAATAGGTTAATTAATGATGTTTCTTTACGAATAGAAAGTGAACTTGATTATGTGGTGAATTAATTATAAGTTTGACGAATGCGAAAACGAGGAAGAACTGACGACAATCAACAATTAATAGTTAAGCAGTTGCGCCAGCTTGGGTGCAGCGTTGCCATTACTTCAATGATAGGAAAAGGATTTCCTGACTTTGTTGTGGGGTATCAAAATAAAAATTACCTTATCGAGTTAAAAGATGGCGCAAAGGTTAAGAGCAAGAAAGGACTAACGATGGATGAGGCTAAGTTCTTTGAATCGTGGAAGGGTAGTGTGTGCAAATGCGAAACCTTAGATGAGGTGTGCAAAGTAATAGGAATAATAATTTTTTAATATGGATGATTACAGCTTAATGCCATTTGGCGCATACAAAGGAAGAGAATTAATAGACGTGCCAGCAGAATACTTATTGAAGATTCTTAAAAGTGGTGAAGCTACGGGTGAACTGAAAGAATACATTGAAGACGTAAAAGAGATATTAGAAGTTGAGGTGCAAGCTAAATTGAATTGAAAGCCTCAATACATAGCAAGATATTAAACGGTAAGTGCATCGAGAATAAAGATAGCATAAATAAAGCCTTTGAGCAGTACGAAGGTAAGGAGGTTAAAATTACGATAGAAGAAAGGAAGGCTACACGAAGCACAGAGCAAAACAATTATCTTTGGGGTGTTGTTTACCCACTACTTAAAAAAGGGTTTTTTGATACACAGGGCGAAGTTTATTCGATTGAACAAATACACGAAGCAATGAAGCAACGGTACAACTACATCGATAGCATCAATAAACAAACGGGCGACTTTGTAAGACTACCGAAAAGCACTACCAAGAACAACACCAAAGAACAGGAAGCCTATCACGAAGAGTTAAGAAGATTTGCTCTCGAATGGTTTAACATTATCATTCCATTGCCGAATGAAGAAATTTTTATAAATTCGTAGCAAAACAAACCAATCAATGCGAATAACCGAGAACTTCGATACTGAGCAAAGAATTATCATAGATAGGATTCTTCGCGATATGTGGAAAACAATGACAGAGGAGAATTGCAAAGATTACTATGAGTATCTAAAAGAAAAGCTATATTTACATCAAGTACCAAAAGAAGTTGATTATAGGCACGTACTAAAGCAAAGGTTACATGGTAGAATAAAATGGGCTTTGATTACTTGCAACGTGCCTCGACTACTTAAAATGGAACAGGACAAAGACAAATATAAACGACCGTACTTTATCGAAATAATGACGAGAATATGAATACAAAATTAAAAGCAATCGTAAAAGGAGTTTTGATAGTAGGGGTTATTGGCTCATTTGCAGCACTAACCTACCTTGCAAGTTTTGGGATAGCCTTTAGCGTTTATTCGCTTGCTGCTTGTTACTTTATGCTAAATAAATAAAGATGAGCGCAAAGCAGATTAGAGATTATTACGCTAAGGTAATTCGAGAGGCATTGAAGGAAGTTGAGAAGAGGCAGAACAGTGAAAGCGAAATGCTTTGTCATAAATATAAAAAAGCAGCCTTAAAAAAGGGCAAATATGGGCAAGACTAGCACATCATGGAAAAAGGGAGAAGGTGGAAGACCTAAAGGCGCAGAGGGCAAAGTTACCGCTGATGCCAAAGCCTTATTTATAGAAATAATGGAGGGGCAAGTACCTAAAGTGCAAGAAGCATTGAACGAGGTTTACAAAGAAGATAAAGCCGCATTCTTAAAGTACCTAGCCGCATTGATGCCTTACTTTATACCAAAGAAAACAGATGTTACTAGCAACGGAAAAGAACTAAACGAGAAGCCTATAATTATTGATTGGAATGGCGGAAGCGATAAGGATAATACCGTTTAGTAAACAGATTGAAGCTAAACGCATAGCCGACACCAAGACTTTTACCCTTTACGGAGGCGCTATTCGAGGTGGGAAGTCTTATTGGCTTCTCCTTTGTTTACTTTCTAACTGCTTCAAGTACGATAAGAGTAGATGGTTAGTGGTGCGCGAATCATTGCCAACACTTCGTAGAACTATCTTAGTAACTTTTCAACGATTACTAGATGAAGGATTTCAACAATACGTTAAGGAGTTCAATCAGCAGACAATGACTGTAACCTTTACCAATGGCTCACAAATTATTTTCTTAGCTGAGTCATTCGATACCGATAAGGAGTTGAATAGATTTAAAGGTTTAGAAATTAATGGCGCTGGCTTAGATGAAATAAACGAATTGCAAGAGGCAACATTTAATAAGGTGATTGAGCGTAGCGGAAGTTGGACAGGTTCGCCTAATTGCCCTATTCAAATCTTAGCAACGTGCAACCCATCGGGCGGCTGGGTAAAGAGTAGAATTTACGATAAGTGGAAGGATAACGCGCTGCCGCCAACGTGGGCATACATACCAGCAAAGATTAGCGATAACCCACATATTCCAAAAGATTACATTGATTCGTTAAAGGCAAATATGCCAGCGCACGAATACGATGTGTTTGTGAACGGTAACTGGGAGGTGGATTTAAACGGCTCACTATTTAAACGCTCAGACTTTAATTACTTTGATAAGATGCCAGAAGGTTTGCCCGATAGCGTGCTTGGTTATGTTGATATAGCCGACGAAGGAAGCGACTACCTATGCGCTGTATTTGCTAAAATATACGGCAATCAAATTTATATTACTGATGCTATCTTTACTCAGGACACAATAGACATAACTTGTCCAATGGTGGCGGCTAAGATTAAGGAGTTGAATGTAGATTATACGCGAGTAGAGGGTAACAATCAGGGGGGCGGCTTCATTCGATTACTTCGCCAAACGGTGCAAGAGGATAAGGTATTGATGGTTAAGAATACACAAAACAAGCACACGCGCATTTTAATGAGTTACCACACCATAAAGAATAGATTCTTATATGTCAACCCTGAGAATCAAACAGACGAGTACAGGGCAATGATGCAGCAGATATACGAGTACAAGAAGGACGGCAAGAGTAAGCACGATGATGCGCCCGATTCAATGGCTGGTCTTGGTAGGTTCATCGAGGTTATGCTTCCGCACATATTAGAATAAAATTAGGCAATTAGTTAAATAGTTAATTTTAGAAAAAATTATCTATGAGTTACGTCTCAAACATTGTCGCAAAGATATTTGGCTTTAGTTCTATTAACGGCATGTACACCCAGTCAATTTACGACCGAAAGAATCCCATTCTTATCGACACCCAAAACAAGCTGGAGATATATAAAACAATTCCACACTTTCAATCTGTAATAAATGTTTTAGCTGATATGTTCAAGAACATGGAGTTAAAGCTATACGACAAAAAGACTGGTGAGGAGATTAAAGAGCACGAGGTATTAAACCTATTGAATAGACCTAACCCGTTAAGAACGCGCGAGGAGTTTCTATTTGAATACTATGTGTTTAAGTCGGTGTTCGGTAATGCTTTTATATACGAGATTAAAGGACTGCCAAGCGCGTTACCTTCGTTAATGTGGAACTTACTGCCAAGCGATGTTGAGGTTATTCCAACGGGTAAGCTATACAATCAAACAACGGTAGACGGCATTATTAAGTCGTACAAAGTATACGACCAAGGTACTTACTTCAATGTGCAGCCTTCCGACATGATTTATAAGAATGAGGGAGTGGGTGGCAACCTTATAACATCACAAAGCAAGATTGATTCATTGCAGTTGCCTTTATCAAATATAATAGGTGCATTAAAAAGTGAGAACGTGTTAATAGTTGAACGTGGTGCTGAGGGTATATTAAGCAATGAAAGCCAAGCCGATGGCGGTGCGATACCTTTAGGCAAAGAGGAACGCGATAGAATAGAACGTGAGATGCAAAGAAGCTACGGCATATTTGACGGGCAGAAGCGTAAGATAATTACCAATAGTTCTTTGAAGTGGCAGCCGATGACTTTTCCGATTAAAGACCTGATGCTATTGGAGTGCATAGAGAGCGATTTTCAAACAATATGCGCTGCTTACGGTGCTGACCGCGATATATTCCCAAGCACAAAGGGCGCAACATTCGAGAATAAAAACAACGGTGTTAAATCAACTTATCAGAATACAATACAACCGCAAGCCGATGACTTTATGAGCATCTTAAACGCTGCATTCGGTTTAGAGAAACAAGGGTTGTACTTAGTTGCTGACTATTCTTATTTGCCAGTGTTGCAAGAGGACAAACAAAAGGAAGAACAATCCGAAAAAACAGAAGCAGAAAAAAACAGCATCAATGTAAATACAATCATTACTTTGAATAGAGCGGTGTTAAATGGAGAGATAAGCAGAGATGTTGCGGTGAACATATTAAGCGATGTAATGAAGCGAGGTGTAGAGGAGGCAAACCATCACATCAATTAAAGAAAAAAAATTGCGAATACTTTTTGTATTTATTTTTGAAAAGAAATGGAAGAAGCGAAAAAACATATACTAAGTGAAGTCGATAAGAAGTCGGCTCATTACTCAGTTAAAAGTGCTGATGCTAATATTTTAGATGTTAGTACATCGTCCCGTATTGTTACGGGCTTCTTCAATTCTTATAACTTCTTTGACTCAGATAAAGACGTGTTAATAATGGGCGCTGCTAAGAAGTCAATCGAAGAACGCGGTGTGAATAGTACAGCGGTTGCGAAGATTAAACACGCATTGAACCACGACCTAACAACCTTAGTAGGTAAGTTGCAAGTGCTTGAAGAAACCACAAAGAATGGAATTACTGGTATTTATTTTGAATCCAAGATTGCCAATACAACACTTGGGAATGATACTCTCATCAATTATAAGGAAGGTATATACGACAATCATTCGATAGGTTTCAAATACAACCAGCTTTCATTAATTGAATCGGAAAAAAACCCAGTTGCTTGGAATGAAGTAGTTAGCAAATTAGTCAATCCTGAGGAAGCAGAGAAGTACGGGTATCTTTATTTAGTTAAAGAAATAAATTTATTCGAGGGCTCGACGGTTGCCTTTGGTGCAAATTCATTAACACCATTTTTGGGAGTTAAAAGCGGAAGTAAAGAATCAATGACTCTCGCACTCGTAAGCAAATTAAACCAACTTGAATATACGGTGAAGAACGGAATGCAAAGCGATGAAATGCTTAGCACGTTTGAACTACAAATTAAACAATTCAAGCAGATATTAAAAGAGATTGAAGTAGCCGAAACCTTTGATAAGTCCACACTTGCGAAAGTGCCGAGCGAAGCAAAATCAAGCGAACCGATAAAACCAAAATTCGACATAAATTCAATTATTAAAAATCTAAATTTCTAAAAAATGGAAGCACAAGACCAAAAAGCGTTAGTTGACGCAATCAACATTGAAGTTGGTAAAAAATTAGATGCAGCAAAGAGCGCATCTCAAGATGAAATTAC